GAATTTGGGACTTGGACGCCAGTTATATCAGGGCAGACAACTCCAGGCAGTATGTCGGCTACAGTTTTGCTTGCAGAGTACCTAAAAATTAACGGCGGGGTAACGGTTTGGGGCATTTTGGCTGATATTGTTGAGGGGACCGGAGCGGGGAACTTAAATATTGATGGGATGCCCTTCACGGCTACCAGCACTTCCGGCACTGCCATTTTCCCCGGCCCTTGCATTACATCGCTTGTGAGTTTTACGGGTTCTCTTTCTGCATCCGTTCAGGACAATACAGCCAGAGCAAGCATTAAGAAGTCCACCACAGGTGCGAATGTCGCCACAATCCAGGTCAGTGATTTAAGCGGGGCCGACACTTCGGATATTCGCTTCCAAATCACATACCCAACAACCAGTTAGAGGATTAGGCTATGAAACTTAACAAAACAGAACTACTCGAAAGCGGCCCCGTTCAGTTACAGTTCATCAAAATCTTATTTGATGGCGAGGGCAATGAAGTTGATGGTGGTTATCATCGTGGAGTACGCAATCCCGGCGAAGATATTTCTGATTTACCGGCAGATACACAAGCTGTAATCAATGCACACTGGACAACGCAGCGTGTTGCAGCGTGGACAGCGGGACAAGCAGCTAATGCTGAATAAATTTTACACTTGATCGTCAATGGAACAGCGTGATGGAAACCAAAGCTAAACAACCGAGCGGAAGACCATCCTCGTACTCACCTGAGCTATATGAAACGTGCCTTGATTACCTTGAGAACTACAAGGAAACCTATGACCACGAGTTCCCCTCAGTAGTAGGGCTATGCCAAGTCTTAAAGCGTTCCAGAACAACACTTTACAGGTGGGCTGATAAAAACAGCGATGTATATCATGAAGAATTTAGTGACATATTGGCAACAGTGATGGATTTGCAACAGTTGGTATTGCTGAATAGTGGCATAAATGGCACATTTAATTCGCAGATAACCAAGCTTGTTCTCGGAAAGCATGGATACCACGACAAGCAGGACACCCACGTCAAGGAATTCAATGTGAACATTGGCTCAAAAGATGCGGACGGCTTTTAAACTCACCAAAAAGCAGGATGAGGCGGTAGGCCTATTTGCGTCTTTGGCCATGTACGTGCTGCTTTATGGGGGGGCGCGCTCAACTAAGACCTTTACGATCATCAGGGCCATCGTCCTGAGAGCACTGGCCGCACCGGGTTCACGTCACGCCATTGTCCGGTTCAGGTTCAATCATGTAAAAGCCTCAGTGGTGTATGACACCTTCCCGAAAGTCATGAGCCTGTGTTTCCCTGGCTGTCCGTATAAGCTCAACAAGGAGGACTGGTTTGCCAAGTTCCCCAACTTTTTGAACGAAGCGTCCCAAACGTCCTACGAGTCGTTCCTGATAATGATCACGCGCCTTGCCCAGAAGGTTTATTACGTGCGGGACGGGGTAGAGCGAGAGATGCGCCTCAGAATGTATATCGATGAGAACCCCCCGATGAAGGGGCACTGGACCTATAAGCTGTTCATGGAAGGGCGAGACCCGGACACGAAGAAGGCACTGGCCAAGCCTGAGAACTACGTGTCGATGTTGATGAACCCCATGGATAACGCCGAGAACTTGCCTGAGGCCTATCTGGACGCATTGGATTCGCTGCCCAAGCGCCAGCGCAACAGGTTTTTGCTGGGTCTGTTTGGGGATGAAACCGAGAACGCGCTCTGGACGCTCGATATTATCGAGAAGTCGCGGGTGAGCGGCGATGATGTGCCTGATTTTGTCCGGGTGGTGGTGGCCGTTGACCCGTCCGGGGCCGATGATGATGAGAACAAGAACAACGATGAGATAGGGATCGGCGTGGTTGGCCTGGGAACTAACGGGTGCGCGTATGTGCTTGAAGACCTGACCCTAAAGGCTGGCCCCAAGACATGGGGCGAGGTGGCCACAGGGGCCTATGGCAGGCATCACGCAGACAGGATCGTGGGGGAGACGAACTTCGGCGGCGCCATGGTTGAGTTTGTGATCAAGACAGCCGACCCGAACGTGTCTTACAAAGCCGTCACGGCCTCGCGCGGCAAGGTGGTACGTGCAGAACCGGCCAGCGCCCTGCATGAAACGGGCAAGATCAAACTGGTTGGGGAGTTCCCCGAACTTGAAGACGAACTGCTGGCATTCACCACAACAGGATATACGGGCGCGCGGTCGCCCAACCGGGCGGACTGGTTTGTGTGGGCCATAACGGAACTGTTCCCAGCCATGACGAAGCCTGTTAAGGTTCCGCCACCACCCATCAACGTCCCTAATATGCGGAGAGCATCGTGAGCGACAGGCAAGAAGAAACCCCAGACGTAACGTCCGATGAGAAGCTGGACAAGTTCAAGCTTGATATCGTCAGGGACGCGGGCCTGGTGGACGAACAGCGCGAACAGGCAAACGAGGACATGCGCTTTGTCAACGTGACAGGCGGAATGTGGGAGGGGTATGTGGGAGGGGTTTCTTGAGAACGACTTTGATGATGATCGGGTCAAGCTTGAGTTCGATATCGTCAGCAACTATCTACAGCGCTTCCTTGGGGAATGGGACAATAACCGCATAGGGGTTGAGTTCAAGCCCGACGACGACAAGACCTCGGACGAGGACGCCGAACTACTGAATGGCATTTACCGGGCTGATTTCCGCAACAACTCGGGCAAGCTAGCCACCGACCTTGCCGTTGAGGAAGCCGCAACGTGCGGGTATGGAGCCATGAAGCTGGCGACCATCTTTGAGGATGATTTCGACCCCGGCAATGACAACCAGCGCATTGAATGGCGACCCATACACAATGCCTACAACTCGGTATTCTGGGATGAGGCCGCGCAACGCACGGACAAGCGTGATGCCCGCTGGTGTACCGAACTCAGTCCGTTCACCAAGGACAGCTTTGAGGCAGCCTATTCCGGCAAAGACGCGGTATCGGCCTATACTCCGAAGACGTTCGGCAGTGAGAACATTCGTTCGCAAACCCCAGATTTGATTTACATCGCCACTCGTTACGAGGTGGTGCGCAAGCGCGAAAAGGTGTTTGTTTACAATAACCTCGAAACGAGGGAGGTCGAGGTTTATACCAAAGAGGACCACGCCCTTATCGAGGATGAGCTAAAGGCGGACGAGTTCAGGACATTTGTTCGGGAACGCATGGTACTGCGCGGCAGCGTGGAGAAAACCGTATTCAGTGGCGCAGAAATCCTTGAGGACACACGCCGGGTCGCCGGGAAATGGATTCCGATCATTCCGTTCTACGGGTATCGGTCCTACGTTGACGGTGTTGAGTGGTATCGTGGCCTGGTGCGCAAGCTGAAAGACGCTGGTCGGTTGTTCAATATGCAGGTCTCCCAACTGGCAGAGAATGCAGCCTCATCGGGGCAGGATGTCCCAATATTCACGCCCGATCAGATGGCCAACCCACAGGTTTCCGAGCTATGGGCGGATAAAAACAACAAGCCGTACCTACTCGCCGACCCTGTTGTGGACAGCGACGGCACCTTTGTTTCCACTGGTCCGGTTGGGTACTCCAAGCCACCTCAACTGGATGGCAGCACGTCTGCTTTGCTCAATATTGTCCCTGGCTTTATTCAGGATGTGACGGGCGGCGCACCCCAAGAGGTGGTGGACCCCGACGTATCGGGCAAGGCAATCAGGGAAATGCGCAAGCTGGTGAACCTGACGACGAGCCGGATTTCCAGCAACATCGCGGGCTCTGTTGAATGGTCGGGCACCGTCTACCAAGCTATGGCCACCAAGGTTTACGCCACGGAGCGCGTTCTCCGAGTTACGGGCAAGGACGGTAGCGATGGCGAGAAACACCTGTTCAGAACCGTTCTCGATGAAACCATGCGTGAGCAGACGGTTGAAGACCTTAAGGGAATGCTGGAGGTAATGACCAATATACAGGGTGGGCAGAGATACACTCCAGCAATCATGGCCGTGTTGATGGACAATATCTCAGGCGTCGGCCTCGATCCGATCAAGGAACTGAACAGGCGGATTATGCTAGAGCAGGGCCTGGTTAAACCACAAAACGAAGAAGAAGAGGCCTTTGTTGCCCAGCTCCAGCAAGCACAGCAGCAGGAAGACCCACAGCAGAAGCTGATCGAGGCGGCGGCGAACCAGCAGAACGCAGAGGCCCGAAACCTTGACGCGAGCGCCACCCAGAAACTTGCTGATGCTTCCAAGAAGGAAGCGGAGACGGTCGAGACCTTGGTGGGCATAGAACAGAGCCAGCAAAAGATTGATGCGGATATTGAAAAGCAGTTTGCCGAACAGAAGGCGAGCGTTGCTGAAGACGTCCGGGTGCTGCCTATCCAGTGAGGAAAGAACTATTTGAAACTTGGTCCTGATTGTGTTAACCCCAAAGGGTATACAAATTTAAACGCTAAATGGAGTCCATGATATGACGCTTGTAATTGAAACCGATTTTAACGAAGTTGGCAGCCACACCAACAAGTCTGATGGCGGCCAAACCTATTCCGTTTCTTCAGATGCCGATACGCTCGGCGCTATGATGGTGTCCGGCTATCTGGATGCCCTTGCCGCTGCTGATAAAATCAATGTCCAGGATAACATCCTCCTCAACGGCACCGATGGCTGTCAGCTTGTGATGGTTGAATCCATTACCGCAGGCGTTGTTGTGGTCTCGGCCTCTGCCAACACAGGTATTGCATTAGCTGTAACTAATCCATCAGCTATAGCCATCACCCATCGCTCAGTTGATGTCACGTCAAGTAGCGCTACGCCTACGCCTAGCCTTGCGGACGGGGCGATTGGCCAACTTTTGAATATCACATTGGTTGTTGATGATGGAACCATGACTATGACACCGGCCAACGGGTTGGGTTATTCAACGATCGCCTTCGCCGATGCCGGCGATAGCGTGCAACTCGAATTCAAATCAGGCGGCTGGGCAGTAATCGGCCAAGGTGGCGTAAGCACCGGCCCCGTCGTAGCGTAATAATTGACTGAGTTTACTGGAACTATAAACCAGGGGCCATAAGGCCAAACTCTAAAACCATAAAGAGGTAAAACATGGGTGACGACAAAGCGGAGACCCCAGAGGTTTCAACGGAAATTGAGGACACTGAAGTAACTGAACCGACTGTAAAGGATGAGCGGCTTGAGGCTGGCGATGATTCCGAAACAGACGGGGAACAGCAGGAACTCCAAGAAGTTGAAGTCGTATTAGCAGGGGATGATGGTTCGCAACCAGACAAGCAACATGGCATAAGGAAGCGTATTAACAAGCTGAACAACAGACTGGCTCAAGCAGAAGGCAAGACCACCAATGCTGAACATGAGCTGACTCTGGAAAAGGAAAGAAGCAAGCTTCTACAGCTTGCCCTTGACCAGAAGGCTCCAATAGAGGTGGCCACGCCGCCTGATCCCGCTGATTTTGACGACGGTGCCCGTGACCCTAAATACGTCAAGGCCCTGAACGCCTACAATCAGCCGATTATCGCGGCAGAGGTACAGAAGCAGACAGCCAATCTGGCGCCGGCACAGGTCAACACAGTTGATCGTGACCTCGAACGTAAGCAGACGAAGCACTACGAACGGGCGAACGTGTTGGGAGCAAAGGACTTTGAAGAGACTGAAGATAAGGCGATTGAAAGACTCGGTAATGATACCGTCAATCAACTGATCCGAAACTTTGATAAATCCGAACTCATTTTGTATTACCTGGGCAAGAACCCCGGAAAGGCAGAAGAGATTGCGCAGCTTATTAAAACAAATCCGATTATGGGTGTTGCGGAACTTGGACGGATGGAGGCAAGGCTTAGTGCCAAGCCAAAATCTACAACTGAACCAACTCCGGATCCCGATGAGGAACTTTCAGGCGGTTCTCCCGCTGCTGGCAAATCAAACAAATTCCAGCGCAAGCTTGATAAAGCAAGGGAAGACGCACAAGATGGAGCTAGCGGGCGAATGCAAGCTATTGCTAACATCAAGAAGGAAGCCAAGGAAGCCGGGGTTACTGTAAATTGAGGTAACACCCCATGTCTAACAACAACGCCTTTTCGAAAGAGGAAATTGTGTTCTTTGAGCAAGTGCTCGAAGGGTTCAATCCGAACAACATCACCGCACGCCAGGTGATGAAATATCAACCGCCTTCTACAACCATGGAGCGTTCGGCTCTGTCGGTTCACAGGCCTATTCCGTATATTTCCGTCAATAAAGATGGTCTGACGCTGGTGGACGCTGATTACGCTGCTACAACGCAGTTGACAGTACCTTCCACGCTGAACGCCAATGATTCGGCCCCGTCCGATTTCAAGAACGTTCCGTTTACCATGAACGCGGTGCAGTTGAATGATCCTCAGCAGCGCGATCGTAAGGCCGCGAGCGCTGTCCAGGCCCTTTCTGCACTTGCGGACAAGGTTGTAGCTACGGAAGTGGCGAACAAAGGCACCATCTTTATCAAGGATGCTGCTGCATTAACAACCTACTCCCAGCTGGCGAATGCTGAAGAGCAAATGTCAATTCGTGATGTGCCGATTATGGCCCCTCGCACGTTGATCATGAACCCTTCGGATTACAACGGCGTAGCCGGTGACCTGGCACAACGTACCGCAGTACCGGAAGGTGTGTCTTTGACAGCTTACGAGCGGTCAAAAATCCCAATGGTTGCCACGTTTGAATCGTTCAAGGCTAACTTTATGCCAACGAACGTATTCACAGCGGCTTCCGGTTGGTTGGTTGATGGCGCTCAGTTCGCTGTTCCTACGTCCACTGATGGCAACGGGAACAACGTTGATAACCGCACAATGACCCTGACGGTCAATACTGGGTCAGGCACCGTCAAGCTTGGCGATGCGTTCACCATTGCCGGCGTTAATTCTCTTGGTACGATCCATAAGAACGACACCGGCCAGTTGCAGACTTTCCGTGTTATTGCTCGCAATAGCGCCACGGAATGGGAAATCAGCCCGGCTATCTTCACCAATGCCGCGTCGGGTGGCAGTTCTCAGGCAGAGCTCGAATATGCCAACTGCTCGATTGCTGCACCTGCTGGCGCTGCGATCACGATGCTGAACATCACGGCGAGCAAGCCATCCAACATCTTCTTCCAAAACGAAGCTGTTGAAATCGTTCACGGCTCTCTTGCCACGATGGACCTGGATGGTGCTGGTGTCTCAACCATGACGCAAGCCACTGATTCCGGCATTGAAATCCTGTTCGCTAAGTCGAGCGAGATCAATGATCTGGGTACTCAGTATAGGCTTACAATGTGGATGGCCGGTAACGTCCTGATTCCTGACATGTGCGGAAACATTATCGGCACATAATTCAACGCGAACTCGGGCGGGGGTAATTCCCCGCCTGATCTTCCCGGATAGAAAGGTTTTAAAATGTCGTCTCCAAAAGGAAAAAGCAAACACCCGCAATCAGTTGTGTACAAGGACGGTGGGTCTAAATTGGTTGGGCAGTCAGAAGTTGAGGCCCTTAAAGCCGATGGTTGGTGCGACAACCCCAAAGGAACGGTAGACGCAGAAGCGCCGGACGCTTCCAAAGAGGCTGATACCCCGCCCACCGACACTGAGGTTTCTGAAGTGGAAACCGATGAAAGCACCGATGAGGCCGAGTAAATGTCCACTGGCACCGAAATTATTGAACGTGCTCTCCAAGGTATAGGGGCGCATTCGATTGTTTCCCCGGCTTCCCCATCGAGCATTGTTCTGGGCAAAGAGAAGCTCAATTCCATGCTGGAAATGTGGTTGTCCCAAGGCATTGATATCGGGTTCACCCCGCTTGATGCGCCTGGCGATGAACTGAGTGAGCCAAACGACACCAAAAACGGGATTATTGCCAACCTTTCTCTTGAACTGGCCCCGGATTTTGACAATGGGAAGCAAATTGTATCCCCGGAACTGAGGCGAAACGCCAAAGTCGGCTTTACCAATATCAAGAATCTCTACCAGAAGATTACTATTCCGCAAAAGGTAGTGTCCTCAACCCTTCCCAAGGGTGCAGGCAACCGGCGGTGGGGCAACCGGCGTGTGTTTTTCCCAAAAGGCGGGACGGTAGATGGTTAGGGTTCCCTTCCCAACAGGCTTTGACGGCGTGGAGAACGTGCCGCGCACGAGGCGCTCGCTGCGCAATTGCTTCAACAACCTTGATGGCAAAATCATATCACGGCCCGGAATTACCCAGCTAAACACCACAGGCGGCGTAGCCCGAGCACAATTTGTGTGGAATGGAGCACTTTATCAGGTGGTGAGTGAGGAACTGATCAAGATTACAGACACCCTCACGGGCGCTTTCAGCGTCATAGGGACGGTTTCAGGAACGGAACCCATTGAGACCGCCATCGGCTTCAATGACGCTGTAATCGTCGTTAAAGGGTCTTCAGGGGCTATTTACACGCTTGATGCCAGTGATACCCTGACCGACATATCCGGAAACGCTAATTTTGTGGCATGTCAGGACGTCGCGCACATCGATGGGCGCTTTGTCTATATCCCGTTTGATGGCGACCCTGCTTTCTTTTCCGATGTTGGGGCTGCCGGGACGGTTCAGGTTCTCAGCTTTTTCGATGCTGAAGAACTGCCCGACAAGAACAACAGCGTATTCAATTTCAAGAACACCCTGTATATCGGGGGCACCGATAGCTTTGAGTTATTCCGGGATACAGGCGCGTCTCCCAATCCCTTCCAGCGGATCACTGGCGCGCGCATCCCCAATGGCTACATTGGCGGTTTGATCGAATACAACGAGACATTCCTGTTTTTGGGCCGTGAGAAGGATCAGGACTTCGGGGTTTACGCCATTGGGCAGGGGCTCGCCCCCAAGATTTCCAATGAGGCGATTGATCTGGTTCTGACGACCTACGATCAGGATGAGCTGGCCAATGCGGTCGGCGGACGTCTTAAATGGCGTGGATATGACATTGCCACAATCACGCTGTCTCGTGATTCATTCGGCTTCTATGCGGGCAACTGGTTTGTGCTCGATACCGTCTTTGATGGGGTCTCCAAACCATGGGGCGGCGGGTTTATCACGCAGTTTGATGGCAAATACTACACCGCCTTTAAGGACAAAATAGGGGTGTTTGCCCACGTCAACACAGATTATGGCGAGAGCATCACGCGCATTATTGATACCGGGTTTGAGCAGGAGGACAACGGCTTCTTCGCTTGCCAAAGCATTGATCTGGGAATTAGCCAGGGATTCAGCGGAACCGGGGGTTCTGTGGCGTTGTTCCTGAGCCATGATAACGTGACCTACGGCCAGCCTTTGTTCAGGGATCTGGGCGCTTTGGGCGAATATAACGACCACTTGACATGGAACGAGGCTGGAGGCATGGGTGCCTATGATGGCTTCATGGGCATAAGGATTTACACGACAGAGGACGTTGATTTTTCGTCTGACCACCTCACAGCGAATTTCAGGGGGTGACATGGAACTCACATCCAAACCCGATCATGGAACAGCGCTCACTGTCTCGGGGAGGGCAACGGA